CTGCTACACAATGGGCTCTGACCTTTCCCAACCTACGTCGACATTATGTACTATATAGAGTGCATAAGACGCTCTTATGCTTTCTGTATAATACATTACCCGTTGCTTCGTTCCTGTGCATACGGTTTTTATGTGTAATGTGCAGTTTTTCGACAGCCAACAATCTATCTATATCAACCAGTAGCCCAATTTGTCTGATGGCTTCCGCACTCTGGTGCGTCGATCAATATGTACGTGTGCTTCTATACGAGAGCTTTTTCCACAGCGGTATTTGCAAACTGGCCCGCCAACCTTAAGTGTTGGATTGTTTTGCCTTAATTTGATGCTCTAACAATGCCTGTCGCAATTTATCGGAACCGCCAACTCTAACATTAATAATTCCATTGTAATACTCGTCGCTCTCTAATACACGGCGGTCAAATTGCTCTCTTGCCTCTATATAGGACATTTCGCCTCTACCTTTACATAGGTATAATATTTCTCTTGTAAACTTATCTTCGCCTAGTGCGGCTACATCTGCATTGAGTCTATCACTAGAACCCCAGTAATCACGCCAATCGCTTTCCTTAGTGCCGCGTCTCTTATTCTTCTTGCCTTTGAGTGGTGGCTTAGTAGTTTTAAATTTGGCTAGTTTTTTGCCTATGTATTTTTGGCCTGTAGTGGTGTTGGTAATAAGGTAAACAAAGCCTTCATATTCGTCTGGTATTTCGTCAATTGTTTTTCCTTGATAAGTCCACTGCATGAACTTATATATGTGTGCCTATTCGTCTTTGCCTTCATTTTTGGTTTGATGTTTTTCGTGTATTTCGTCCATCCGTAATTTTGCTAAAGTACGTATTTCTCTTAGCCATTTTCTACTTTCTCGATGTGTTCGTGTAGAGTTTCTAGCTTCAAACTTTTCGTTTGCTTTAAAATACGCCATATAGGCTTTAGTTAATAAATCGTGAGTGTCGTCATTCATTCTACTACTTCAACATCATTCTCGTAACTTGTAAATCCGTTCTCTTTTACAACTTTAAGAATAGTGTTCACTCTTCCTACTAGTTCATCTTTATGCGAAATTAAGAAAATATTCTTTTCGCGTTCTCGTGCAATCTTTTTAAGAACAGCAAGTGATCCTTCAACACCAGCAGTGTCCATACCACTATCAATCAACTCGTCAATGAACAACAAGTTGATATTCTGATATAAACTTTCCCAAACATCGCGGAATGCAAAACTCATACCCAAGATAAGTCTGTTGCGCTCACCACGTGATAAGTTATCAAAGTCTAGATCTTGTCCTAGCTGTGTAATCTCAACATTCAAATCGTTTTGGAATACAACTTGGTGCGGCAATCCTAAGCGATCAAGATAATATGTAAGTCTGTTATTAAGATATGCTAGATTTTGTTCAATAATTTTCTTGCGAATAAAACTGTCTTTGTTTGTAAGCAGTTTTAACAAAAACTCTTGATGTTCTTTGTAACTTGTAAGATCATTAACTGCACTCCAATCAATCTGTTGTATAGCACTATTGCTTAGTTCATCAATTTGTGTCTGATACGGATCGATTTCTTGTTGTTTGTTAGCAAGTGTTTGCTTCAAACTATCAACGTTTTGTCTATGGTCGTATGCCTCTTTAGCACTTTCATAGAATGTTGTAGGCTTACCATTGATGTCACCGATATTATCAAGCGCCTTTAATACATCGGCAAGTTTGTTTGCAATTTCGTTTTGATAAGAGTTTGCATCATCAAATTCTTTTGTTTTACGCTCTGCAATTTCTGCTTTTTTATCTTCATGTAGCTCCTGACCACATGTATAACACACTGCATCTTCTAATTCTGCGATATCTTTAACAGCCTTTTCAACAGCCTTGTCTGCACGTTGTAGTGCCGGCTCCAGTGTGCTTAATTCTTTTTTAAGAGCCAAAATGGCGTTGTTATGTTCAGTCCAATTAGCTAGTTTTTCATGCGCTTCTAGTTCAGACTCTACATCTAAATGTTCTAATTCTGTAATACCTTGTTGTAATCTTGTACAGTCTTGTTCTTTTTTAGCAAGCCAAGCACGTTGAGTACTTTTTAGACTTTCAATTGTTGAACTAATTTTTTCATTTGCAGTCTGGATTGCTTCGATTTTAAGAGTCTCTTGTGTAATTGCTTCTTTAGTTTGTCGAACTTGCTCTTTAAGGGCATCTGCTTTTTCTGACAAAATAGTAATACCTAACAATTGCTCAATGATTGCACGTTGATCATTTGTCCGCATTGCTAGAAACGGTTCTGAGTAGGTATTAAGTGCAACAATATGTTTAAACATGTCGTGCGACATGCCAAGCATATCATTAATAAACTCTTGAGTCTTACGTGAATCACCTTGTGACTCGTCGGATACTTCTTGTTCCTGATTATTAATATAAAATTTTAAAAATGTAGGTGAGCGTCCTCTTTCAATTTTATAAGTTGTACCATCTTTTTCAAAGTCTAAAGATACAACCATACCTTTACTATTTGTTTTATTAATAAGGTTATTGCGTTTAATATTAGTTAATGCAGTTCCATACAATGCATATGAAAGAGCATTAATGATAGTAGTTTTTCCGGTTCCGTTTCTACTACCAGCATCGTCTCCACCTTGATCTAAGTTTTCACCAAGAACTAATGTTAACTTTTCTTTGCTAAAATCAATCGCCTGGGTTTGATTGCCCACGCTCATGAAGTTCTTTACTGTTAAATCTTTTATGCGGATCATTTTATAGCTCGTTATAGATGTCTAGTAGTATCTTTTTGTTAAAGTTTTCAGTATCTAATTCTGCAATTTCCTTAGATACAATTTCGTCAACTGTTTCAAAAGTACTAATGTCTAAGTCTGTAGTAATTTCTTCAATTTGCTTTTGCGGAATAAGTGTAATTTCTCTACAACCATGTTGTGAGATGTATGTTTCCTTAATAAATTGTGCTTCTTCGTAACTAATAGGCAAGTCAATAGTAACACGCAAATACATTTTAGGTTTAATGATATCTGAATTAGGATCTAACAACTTGCTTAATGTAGTTGTACGATACTTAGGACAATTCCACCAATTGATATATTCAGGTTCTTTGTTATTTTCACGATCAAGAATCATCATACCGCGTTCATCATCTCCTGCATCTGCATAGTTGTGCGGAAACGCATTACCGATATAATGAATTTTACCTTGTACTTGACGTTTGTGAAAATGTCCACTAAACACATACTCTTGGTGCTGAAAGTGGCTTGGCCGCAAGTCGCCGTGATCAGGCATTTGTACCATGGCGTTCATGTAAAAGCTAGGAAGTTCAAAGTGTCCAAACATATATTTAGATTTAATATTTTCGATCTTCTTCCATTCTTCGCCTACTAACCAAGGAACAAGTGCAACATCTTCAATTTCAGTGATTTCGTCAACTAATGTAACCCCAGGAATATGCCTACCAAAGATTGTAGAACTTACATCTCGCTTGTCTTTATAATACAAGTCGTGGTTACCTACAAACATATAAAACTTATCAAATGCCGCACCTAGCTTTTCTAAACTGCGAATAGTAGCATCCATAGTTGTTAGGTTAAGACTATTTCGGTTATGGTGCCAATCTCCGCAGAAAATGCCAGTTTCGCAACCGTTAGCTTTTGCTTGTTCGATAAACCAATCTACAAATTCTTCACAATCGTCGTTGTGAACTTTGCTGTTACCTTTCAAGCCGAAATGTATGTCTGTAAAGACTGCCGCTTTTTTAAACAAATTTTAATCCTCTTCTCGTTATTATAACTGAGTTTTGTAACAAGGTCAACCGATTTTTTTACTTTGACGCATCATTTTTTGATCTTTCTAGGTTTCTCTCCCATTCTCCTTGTGATTGTCTAGTATATGACGGGCTCATATCGTTCATTTCCAAGATGTCGTCACGGATGTTTTGATTGCGCTTTTCAATGTTAATAACACGTACAAATGAGTTAGTAACTGCCGCTGTATAGTATGCAAACGGATTGTTTGATTTTGACTCGTCAAACTGTAGTCCGATCTGTGCTAATTGTAAGATAGCTTGTCCACGCATTTCGTCATTGTAGGTGTAACCTCGTACATTGCCACGGGTAGCATAACGATCGCATAGCTTCATCCACATTAGTGCAAGTTTGTTAGTTGCCTTGCCGTGGTCTTTATTAAAGAAGCCGTTTTGCATGCCGCCTTCCCAATGACTTTTACCTACGCATACTAGTTCGTCGTTTTCGTCAAATTTATAATGTTGAAAAGGAGGAAAATTTAATTTAATTTTATAGTCGGCTACTGTTTTAGGATTTTTCTTACGTCCTGGTTCTTCCGGAATATGATCAAAAGTCATAATGCGAAACACTAGGTCTTCTTTTTGTATCTTTTTATAATCAACTTCAAATTCTGCTAGTTTTACTTTTCTTCCAGCTTCTTTGGCTTTTTCAAACGCTTCCTGTTGCAAGCGTTTTGCTTGTGCTCTTTTAGCTTCTGCTATAGTACGAATATTAATTTTTTCAATACTAGGCAAAATTAAATCATACTGAGAGTATTCAGGTGCAGTATAACTACAGAATGTACTCTTTGATTTGTGTATTTCTTTCAAAATATCTTTATTGTTGAGGTAATTTACTCTTTTATTCATGAACTCTCCTGATTATTAGTCATATTATAAACTATGTAGATAACTTTGTCAACTAAATAATGTATATAGGAGACAAATAATTATGGCAACAACACTTTTTAGAGGTCTGCGCGATAGCGTAAACCAGTTTAGATCCTCCCTTCCAACAGGAACAGGTGCTCCTGGACAAAGTCCGTTTTCTGGTAGTATCCCTACTGCAATTAACAATGCCTTAGGTGAAGTCCAAGATATCGGACAGCAATTGTTTAGCGGTGGGCTAGGAAGTTCATTAAATTTCATGAGTGCATTGCGTTCTAGAAATATTCCAACTCCTACCCTTGGTAATGCTGGCGGCAATTTAGGCGGACAAGCATCTTTCACTACAGGCGGAAATGTTGAAGAAAAAGATTGGCGAGTTTCGTTGTCGTTGCCAAATACTCCGAGTGCATTTTCTAAGTCTCCAATGTTTCAATTATTAAGGTCTACTAAAAATAGTATGGTCTTTCCATTTACGCCAACAATACTTTTGCAACACAGTGCAAACTATAGTAATGTTGAACCTGTACATACTAATTATCCTGCTTATGCATATAGAAATTCAAGTGTGAACGAGATTGTAGTAACTGGTCAATTTTATGTACAAAACGAATTAGAAGCACAATATTGGATGGCTTGCTTACATTATTTAAGATCAGTAACAAAAATGGATTATGGTACATTTGCAGAAACTGGCGGTCCGCCACCTATTGTAAAATTAAATGGATACGGTGATTATGTGTTTAATAATGTTCCTGTAGTTATTACAACATTTTCTGTTGATATGCCTCCTGAAGTAGATTATATTGCAACAGGACTAAAAGGACAGTCACTAAGTGCAGCCAACGAAATAAGTTGGGCACCAGCTGAATCACAGTTTAGTGTATCATGTCAACCGATCTACAGCAGACAAAAACAAACACAATTTAATTATAATATGTTTGTTGGCGGGCATGATATTGGAAGAGGATATATCTAATGGCAAATCATCCATACCGAGACACTGCAATTGGTTCTGATGGAACACTTGAACTTTGGAATATCAGACCTGTTCCTGCATACACAGATGATGTGTTATATACAGTTGAACCTCAATACAGCAATCGTCCAGATTTATTAGCACATGATTTGTATGGAGATTATTCGTTATGGTGGATTTTTACACAGCGTAATTTAAATGTGCTTGAAGACCCAATTTATGATTTAAAAGCCGGAGTACAAATATATCTACCATCGCCTCAACATGTTAAAGATACACTAGGAGCATAAATTATGCCATATACGTTCCCATCGGGGCAACCTATAAGAACAGGACCAAACGGAGAGTTGTTAGGCGGCACATATACACCGCCGGGTCAAGAATCTTTAGCTCCTCAAGTAGAAGGCGATCCGGAACAAGTTAAAGAAATTGCTAATATGCTAGGTATGCCTGGCCTAGCTAATCTAGTTGATCAATTCCAAAGTGCAGGTGAAATTAGTTCAAATATAACTGCACTTGCTGAAGGAATTTCAGATCCTCGACAAATTGCTAGTACTATAGGTGATTTAGCGAATGAAGCAGTTACAGACTTTACTGATCAATTACCTACTGATCCTGGGTTTATAACAGGCGCAATAAAGAATGTTGCACAAAATAAATTATTAGGACTATTTGGGGGCGGCGGACTTTTTGGATCACATAGTTTGCCTATGCCAAACGAACTAGAACAATTTGCATCAATGAATTGTATTTTTGGATTAGGTTGCATAAGTCCGAACGAATTAAATTTTCCTGATAGATCATATAGAAAGTCGGGTATCGTAAACAATGGACAAGTGGTATTAAAGTCTGGAAAAACTCCTTTAGGAAAACCACAAACATACGCTGAAAAATATCACCGAGTAAATGGTGCTTATTATATTGACGAAGTTAATATAGACACTACTGTTGCTCCTAATCCAAGAAGTAGATCAACTAACTTTTATGGACTATCATTCCAAGTATATGAACCTTACAGTATGGGCCAGTTTTTGCAAACACTTCAACTAGCCGCTAAAAATGCCGGTTACAATAACTATCTAGAAGCACCATATTTGTTAACACTTGATTTTGTTGGTTGGGATAATGACGGAAATCAAGTTAGTCCTTCAAGACCAATAAGAAGAATGTTTCCATTAAAATTAGTAACTTGTAATTTTACAGTTAACGGCGAAGGTAGCAAGTACGATATTACATGTTCTGTTTTTAACGATGATGCATTTTTAGATGCAAATCAAAGCATTCCTGTTAATATGTCTGTGTCAGGATCAACCTTGCAAGAAATATGTCAAACAGGATTAAACAGTATTGCTACCCATTGGAATACACATCTTCTTAATAGAAGAAATGAAACTAGAGAAAAAACTGAAGTTGATGAATATATTATTGCATTTCCGGGCGACGGAACAAGTGCAAGATTAAATTCTTTAATTGCAAGTGGATCCTTAATTCCGGGCGCCGCTACAACTGGTGAATTAGAAAGAATAGAATTTGACGAAGAAGCTATTCAAACGGCATTCGCAACAGTTGATACTACATTAGCTGCCGCAGGGTATCAACAGGATAATTCAGATTTTGGCGCAAGAATTATTGAACAACAACGAGCATTTATTGACGATAGATTAGGATATTCAGTAAGACGTGGTCGACTAAGCGAAAGCATTAAAGCAACAATTGCAGGGCGTGACATTACACCTAATAGAATTGGTTCATCACCGATTTTAACAGCAGGCCCGTTAGGATCTGGAAGATCACCATTTGGTATTGCAAATTTTGCTTGGGATCCAGAATCCGGATTATTAAAAAGAGGCGGCGTAACTATTGACCCTAATCTTAGAACTATTACATTTAGAGCAGGTACAAAACTACAAAAAATATTAGAAGAACTTGTACTGTTAAGCGAATTTGGAAAATCTGTTACACAGCAACTTAATCGTCCTGACGGAATGGTTGACTGGTTTAAAATTGAAGCTCAAGTATATCTTGTTAATGATGCCGCTGCCGAAAAAGTAATGGGAAGAATGCCAAGAATTTATTTGTATAGAGTTGTACCATATCGAGTTCACAGAAGTGCATTTCAAATGCCGAACGATGTGCCGCCTGGATATGATAAACTTTACTCCCAGGCACCTAAAGTATACAATTATATGTTTACTGGTAAAAATACCGATGTATTAAATTTTGATATTAAATTTGATAATGCATTTTATGAATCAATATCGCTTGACAGAGGTAATAGAAGCGGATCAAACCAACCAAGCGAGCAATCTAATACTAATACAACACCAAATCTTGCTCTACAAGGAAATTCAAGAGCACCGCAAGGTGATGGTACTACTGTAGTTGAAGAACCACAAAATTTAAATACCGTCACAGGCGGCGCAACAACTGAAGATCCCCGATTGCGATTAGCACGATCATTTAATGAAGCCATCGTAAATAGTGGCGGCGATTTGATATCTATTGAATTAGAAGTTTTAGGAGATCCTTTCTACATTGCTGATAGTGGCACAGGCAATTATAATTCAGCCGCATCGCCAAGTTTTAACGTCAACAGTGACGGTACCATGAATCACCAAAATGGCGAAGTAGATATCATAATTAACTTTAGAACACCAATTGATTTAGATCCTGACAATGGCGGATATTTAATGGACGGTGCGTCAATTGGTTTACAAGATTATAGCGGATTATATAAAATTATTGAAGTAACAAATAGATTTAGCGGCAATGTGTTTACACAAACTATTCAAGCAGTGCGAAGAAGAAATCAGCAAAATGCAAGAGCAGGTGCACAAGTAACTGACGCAATGTTAGAAGAAGAACAGCGTCATCAAAGAAGAATTGCAGAAGCAGAACTTAATGGAACTCCGGAAGAAGTTGCATTTGCTAGAGCAGATGTTAACGGTGACGGAGTACTACAATACTGGGAAGTTCCTGATTTGGACGAAGCTACTAGAATTACTACTGCTAGAAACGAAAATAGGCGTCCTACTAACAATCCGACAGCAGGTACTACACCAGGCGGCGCAACCGCATCAGGTGCAACCGGCGACGGACTAAGAGGATCCGGTACTACAACCACAACTCCGACTACAACTCCAACCACAACTGGCGATGGCACTACTAGTACTACAGATCAACCGGCATCACCGCCTGCTCCAGTTACAGTACAACCTGGAGTCTTTAGTCCTCTTGATGTTTATTTTGATTATTCTTCTAGTGCTAGAACTTCTAATGCACCTTCTAATAATCAAGGAGTAGAACCTTCACCTACACCGACTAACGAAACAACAGTTCCGGAACGTAATTTAAATGATGTCGACCAATCAGGAAGAATTAGAGGCGGTTTGTAATGAGCAATAGACATAGACGATCATCAGGTGCACCACCAAGAGAAATGCCGCCAGGTCCGTTTTTGGCCAAAGTAATTAGTCATCTTGATCCTAAACGAAGCGGAGCATTGCAGGTACAATTACTTACAAATACAACTTCAGGGCAAGATGCTGATAATGAAGCAGGACAACTCTACACTGTAGATTATTGTATGCCGTTTTATGGCGTAAATGATGTTAGTAGTAATAGAAGAAACGACACCTATTACAGTACCCAACAAAGTTACGGATTCTGGGCAGTTCCGCCTGATCCGGGTACTAAAGTTCTTGTTATTTTTGCAGAAGGACAATCTAATCAGGGGTATTGGATCGGTTGTGTACAAGATGCATATATGAATTATATGGTTCCAAGCGGAACCCCTACAACTAAATCAGATAAAGTTGTTCAAGCTAATTTAACTGACGAATTTAAGAATAGACCATTACCAACAGGCGAATATAATAAAGCAATTCATGGTGATCAAGGAAATGATCCTGAACAGTTTTTAAAGCCACACAATCCGATGATGTTAGAAGTATTATCAAGACAAGGACTTATTGATGATATAGCTAGAGGATTAACTTCTTCTACAGCACGTCGAGAAATTCCTAGCATGGTCTTTGGAATGAATACTCCAGGACCGTTAGATAAAAGAGACGGATCTCCAAAAGGTCGATATGGTCCATCAGGTGAACAGATCGAATATTTTCGCAGTAGATTAGGCGGAAGTAGTTTTGTAATGGACGACGGCGACCCTACAGTCTTACGTGCTGGATTTGCAAAATCTGTCGGAGCAACATATTATGATATTAATGCTGTTCCAGAAAATGTTTCTCAAGCAAATCAGACCTTGCCATACAACGAGCATATTAGATTAAGAACTAGAACAGGTCATCAAATATTATTACACAATACTGAAGATCTAATTTATATTGCCAATGCTCAAGGAAGTGCATGGATAGAACTAACTGCAAACGGAAAAATTGATGTTTACGCAGATGATAGTATCAGCTTAAGAACTGCCAATGACGTAAACGTACATGCAGATAGAGATATTAATATGAAGGCAATGCGTGATGTAAACATTACTGCTGGTAGAGATTGGAAAACAACCGCAGGAAATAATTTTGATCTTAAAGCCGGAACAAACGGAAAAATAGATATCGGTGCAAATTTTGATCTTTATGTTGGCGCAACATCTAAGATATTTGTTGGTGCTGACGGACATATTAATGTTGCAGGCGCACACAGCATTACGAGTCAAACTACACTAGATGTTCTTACAGGCTCGGCAGCAAAATTTAAACAAGCAAGTATGCATATTGCTTCACAAGGTAATACAAATTTAACCGCAGGCTTTAGAACAAGTATTTTAAGTGGTAGTGAACATAGAGAAACAGCTCCGGCTATCCATATGAACACTGCGGCAAGCCCTGCTACACAAGCTGACGAAGCATCTGGAGCAAGTACTGCTTCTACTGCTACTCCTGCTAACCAACCAATTCGTGTTCCTGAACGCGAACCGTGGAATGGACATGAAAATCTAAATCCAGAAGGGCATACTCCCGGACTAAGCCAAGCTAGACCGGCTCCGTCACGTCAAGGCAGAGATGCACAATCACTAATTGATTCACCTGCAAACCAACCACAGTACACTTCAACTTCAGGACCTAATGTTGCAAATCAATCAACAGTTATTGATCCTGTAACAGGACAAAGAGTTCCTGCACCGCAGACAGTAGTTCCAGGTCAAGCAGGACCGATAGGCCAGCAACCTGCAGAGCCTGTACCAGTAAACGATATGCAACGTTACTTCTTACATGTGTTAATACAAGAAATTGGATTAGATCCGGCTACGTGCCTAAATCCTGCTAATCCAGAATTACTTGCCGCAGGCCAAACTCCGGGTAACGCCGAAGCATTAGCGTCAGCACTTGCACAAATTCAACGAGAATGTGGATTTGAACCACACAGTGAAAATCTAAATTATTCTGCAAGTCGATTACGCCAAGTATTTCCAAGCCGTGTTCGAAGTGATGAATTTGCACAACAACTTGCTGCCGCAGGTCCAGCGGCGATTGCTAATACCTTATACGGTGGAAGAAACGGCAACGCTCCAGATGAAGGTTACAAATATCGAGGCAGAGGACTTATCCAACTTACATTTAGAGACAATTATAGAGATTTTGGCGGCTTAGCCGGACATCCTGAAATTGTAGAAAATCCTGACCTTTTAAATGATCCAGAAATTGCTACAGCAGTTGCAGTTGCGTATCTAATACAAACTTTCCCTAGCCGAGGCGGAGGAAACTGGAGTATGTATAACTTTAACCAATTAGGTCAAGCATTTGAAGATGCAGTTGGATACGGAAACGAAGCCGCAGAAACACCTCAGCGTATTGCAAGTGCAAGAGGCTTTTTCTCTAGATTAAGAAATGGTGAAATACTACCATTGGCATCATTAACATCGACTCCTCCTGTAGCGTCAGGCGAATCAACAGTAGTTGATGAAAGATCACCTGACAGACCAGGAGAAAATACGTAATGCCAGCTGTACATATAAACGGTCATCTTAGGTCTTGCGGAGCAACAACAGTTGTCAGCGGACAAAGTGATGTTTATGTTGCAGGACAATTAGTAGCTGTTGACGGCGATAAAAACAGCCACGATGAAGGTGCTCTAAGTGCAGGAAGCAATGGTGTTTTTATAAATGGCAAAGCAGTTGTAAACAATACTCCAGATGCAGGAGGTCCCGATTTATTAGGACATCCGACCACTGATACTGCGCAAGGAGAAAGTACAGTTATTGTAGGTGATGCCGCAGACGCAGTTGCAATAGCAATTGGTGCTAGTAACTTTAGTCGACCAGAATCTGAGGCATTAGATATTTTAGCAGGTAGAGAAGCAGAGAGAGCTGCCGGCGTTGATCCAGATACAACAGAATCAACAGAATATGGTGATGGTGGTATCGCAACAGTTTCAGGAGGCAGTGCTAATAGATATAATAATACTAGTCCTGTAAACGGAGTATCCGGAGCACAACCTTCACAGGTAGTTAATGAACAGAATCCTAGCCCCCAACCTAGCAATGCCGACGGACAATATATTAAATGGCTATCACATGTAGATAGTAGAGTAAAGCCGCAAGTTGTTACAGGATTAGAAGGCATATCGCAAGCAGTTGGATATCAATTACAAGTTACTAGTGCTTACAGAAGTCCAGAATATAACCGAAGTGTTGGCGGAGCAAGAAACAGTCAGCATGTTCAAGGCAATGCTGTTGATATTGTACAAACTGGTTTATCAAATGCACAACGACAAGCATTTATACAAGCGGCAATTGACAATGGATTTACTGCTATTGGTGTTTATAATACTTTTACTCATGTAGACATTCGTGGAGCAAGGGTTGCATGGGGAAGCAACGGTAGTAGAACTACACTGCCAAACTATCCTTGGGCATTAGAAACACTTCGTGCAAACGGGTATCCTTATTAAAGGTAAATACTAGCATGGCAGACTTATACAAACAAATTAAAATTAAATCGCAAAAAGCTCCTAAATCGCCTGTAAAACAAAAGGCATATAGGGGATTTAGCACAGTAAATCCTGAATCTAATTCATTTCAACTTTATGATTTTGAATTAATTAAACAAGATTTAATCAATCATTTTAATATTAGGCAAGGAGAAAAACTTTCAATGCCTACGTTTGGTTGTATTATTTGGGACGCACTATACGAACCTCTAACAGAAGAATTAAAACAAGCCATTACTACAAATGTTACTAATATTGTAAATTATGATCCAAGAACATCGGCTGAAGCTGTACAAGTTTCGGAGTACGAACAAGGACTACAGATTGAATGTACAATATCATATTTGCAGTACAATATTAGTGAAAATCTAAGACTACAGTTTGATAAAAATATTGGACTTTTGTGACACAATTAAGTACCGTTATAATTCAATATAATAAATACTGTAGCAAAAGATAGAGGAACGCCGATGTCATCAACCGACCGCCAAAATAGATTACTTCTTTCAGAAGATTGGAAAAAAGTATACCAAAGTTATCGCAATGCGGAATTCCGTAGTTACGACTTTGACACACTAAGACGTTCTATGATTAACTATCTAAGAACAAACTATCCTGAAGATTTTAACGACTATATTGATACTTCAGAATATCTTGCACTCATTGATACTATTGCATTTTTAGGTCAGAATATTAGTTATCGTGTTGACTTAAATGCAAGAGAGAACTTTTTAGAATTAGCAGAACGTCGTGACAGTGTATTGCGTCTTGCA